TTTCATCAGCTCACGATAATTATCAGCGAGCTGGGCAAGACATTGAGCGCGATCCAGGGAATAGACCCCCACACCCCCTTTGGAACTTCCTTCAAGGAGTCCCATATTTGTGTAGTAGATCTTTTCATAAGAAGTAGAACCGAAATAGGCAAAATTCCGAGAATTTATTTGAACAAAATCTTGTGAGAGGAAAGTCTTTCCCACAGAAGATGATAGGCCACAAAAGGACCCAAGTAATTCCCAGAAATCAAACCCTTGCTTTGTCACATGCATAGCGAGGTCATCACCATTAATCAGGACGGGACTCTTACGTAGACTAACTTTAGCTACGGAGCCTAACCCAGGTCCATCATAGGCGAGCACAAGCTTCGCTAGAGCGGCATTACAAATACACAGGCCAACAAATGAGTTATTAAAACCCATTGGTTGACCCATTGTCTGCTTCTTTTGAACTCCATCATATTCGATGTAGTTCTCAACCATCCCCTTCATCAGGAGCTTTGCCAGTCTCGGCCCGAGACCGGTTAATTTAACAAGCTCCTCAACGTACATGGCGGATAACCACGACCTCAATTTATTAGTGGCGGCTTTATAGTCACCTGAAAGAAAGAATTTACCCTCGGGTAAAACACCGAGTCTTTCCTTAATAATATCAACATCAACTTGTTTTCCAGTTAGGATAAAAGTCGGATGCTGAGCGAGTCGTGCAGCTAAGATCTTCTGAACATTAGCTAGAGAGCAAAATAACTGAGGGCTTCCCTTCGTTATAGTCCTTATTTTTAAAGGCTCGGCGATACCGACAGGTTCTAGGCAGGACCTGAAGCGGGTAGCGTCATCAATGTTCTCCATTAATGCATCTGCAAAATGCTTACGAAGCAATTTTGTGGAATCTTCACCTTGGTAGTGTAGTGAGACCCTATCGAAGACCAATTCGGGATCTTGGAGAGCATTTGTTAACTCTCCTAGCCATCCACCAGGCCGTGCGCGCTTACTTGCATAGAGATCGCCAAACACGCTAGCCGTTCCACCATCTCCAACACCTCGGCCTTTACAGGCGCGTGTTGAGGGAAAGAACGGTTCGGGGAGTTTATCATGATTTGATAAATCTAGGCCATAAAAGGCCTCCCGAAGAGTCGATGCTATTGCACTACGCAAATGTCCTTGTGTCATATAGTGACATCCCCACATTTTTCCCCGCTCCAAAGGAATGGGAGCAATGTCCCCCCACGGAAAAGTATCCATGGTCCCGATATATTCGGGTTCCTTATTGTCGTCGGTCAAATCCTCGTATGTTGACCGGACTTCGCAGTCGATGAAAGCCTCTGTAGCGCGAGGACATGTAACCTTCGCGGACTGAAGAGTACGCAGGATTGACATCCTACGT